GACTCGAAGCTAAATCAGTAGACTTTGAATTACTTGATTGGATCGCAGCAAAAACATTATTAAGGTCAGTTCTTACATTCGCTCCAGAAGCATTTTCAATAGTGTAATTAGTTACGTCAGCCACAATTAAATACTATTTTTCTCCATGTTAACCTCCTTTGCCGAAACCAACAGCACTGTAGGTAAAGTTCCTATCAATACTAGCATTACTTGAGTTTTTAAAGTGAACTGTAAAGCCAGTTCCAGATACATTAGTTAGTTCAAAATAATCTCCTGATGCCATATTCTGTGCTGATATAGTTACGGCTGGTAAAAAACTATTTAAATTGCCAAGTGCAGACGTTCCAACAAAAAATGGTGCTGTAAATGTAACCGCTTTTGCTGCTGCTCCTGATGCTATTACAGATGATTGTTCTGTTCTTGATTGCATTGTTGCTGTATATCCTGCTTGTTGCAGATTCATATTCTGTGCAGTGTCACTTGTTTCTAATGTAATCCTAAATTGAAACCCTCTAGCTCTAAAAGTACCATTAGCAAAATCATTGAAATCTGTATAAGTAGGTGATCCGCTTGGATTATCTGTTGTGGTTCGGACAGCTATTTTTGCATTAGCTTCATTAGCAACTGATCCGTCAAAATCTGTCCAAGTATCTATGTTTTCTGTTCTGTTATCAAATTCATCTCCAACATAAAAACCTTCTCCTTGGAAATGTCGTTTTAATGTAAGAGAAAAGGTATTTCCAAGATCAAGAGTATCTACAAAATCATAAGTACCTGTAGCATTTGCAGTTGGATCTATAAGTTTTAAACCTCCAAGCGTACTGTCATATACAACATTTGACTTGGCTCCGTTATAGGGAGTTCCATCTGTATCTTCTCTGTCGGTTTCTACAACAACAGAATCTAAAAGGTTAACAAGTGAAAGAGTTGTTTTTGCTTCAACAGCACTAAATCTACCTCCATCATCTTGAAATTTTAAAAGGTAAGTTCCTGGAAGAGCAGGAGCTATAACTTCTGTTGCATTACCAGCTACAGCTTCAATTATATCTTGAGAAGATTGGAAGGTAGCATTATTTCCAGTTTGATTAGAATGTCTAACATACACTCGGCCACCATGAAGAACGTCTATAGCAGTGGCTTGTCGAAAACGTAATCTTACAAACTGTTCATTTACAGGCTCAATAGTTAAATTCTGCACATTACCAGGAATAGCAGTTTTACCTTTAGCTGTGAATGTAGTTTCAGTTGGATTTGCAGATATTTCCCCTAATGCGTTATAAGAAAATACTTGAATCGTATAAGTCGCTTTTACAGTATCTAAAAGTTCAAAATCACTACTAAATACAACTTGAGAAACATAATTACCATTTGATATTCTATAATTAACAAGATATTGAGTAACACCGACTACTGGTTGCCAATCAACAATAAGTTTACTTCTAGCAATACTATTTATAACAACTGTTTGTTCTGAAACTGTTAATGCACTTGGAGGACTAGCTGGTTGATTTAATATAGATATAGTTCTTGTAGGTAATGCAGTATTATTTTCAATAAACGCATATTTGCCTTCAACATAGGACAAGGCTGTAATTACATAATTAATATCATCTTGTTCTTCAACTTGAATTACCCTAAATAATTGAGTTTGTAATGTTGTACTAGATATTAAATAAGGAGAATTTACATTTGGTACGGAAGAAAAAGCAGAAGCGGTTGTTCCATCGGGCTTTGTAACACTATTAACTGTAAGAACTGCACCTGTAAAATCGGATATTGAACCTACTTCAACTGTTCCATCAGATAAGATTACACTGATAGTTGGGTTGTCATTTAAAGCTGGTAAGCCTGTTTGTTCTCTTGCATCAATAGTGACACTAGTAGTTGTTGCAGATACAACTCGGCCACCTCTTCTTGCTCCTGCCCTTACTGGATCGTTTATCTCAATGACAGAACCAGGTCTGACAACAATTCCTGCATCTATCGAGGTTGAAAATGTGACTGTTTCACTTTCATTTTGTTCAGCGAAGAGAATTGCACGGCCCAATCTAGCAGCTTGATTACGGGAAGTACAAGCAAATGCTTTTACCTGTTTTACTATCGTTCCAAGTTTTGATATTGCTGTTGCATCTTCTACTACCTCAAAGTCAACTTCTTTTGAGTCCATGTTAAAGTAACTTACAGAAACAACAGAATGACGTTGTTTTAAGCTACTGCCTTGATATGCAAATCCCTCTAAGCCGACATTAGCTAAGTTAAATAAATAACTTGCTGTTGTTGGCTTATCCTGAGATATGGTTACAGAACCAGCAGACCATATTGGCATACACCTCATAACACCAGCTAAATCATTTATTGCTGCAAATGCTTCCTTTGGACTTTGAATATTTACGTTGCAACTAAATCTAGCTTCTTTTGCACCCGATCCTGTTCCATCGTCTACTTCTTCGTTTGCAAACTTACTGGCAGCTACAAAACTAAATAAATCTAAATTACTGTCTGTAACATGATCTCCTAGCCCATAACGAGTATTAGTAAGTAAGTCTAGTAAACACATCGCAGGGCAATTTGTATAAACAGCCGCACCCATAACACCATTAAATATGTAACCATTTGGATAAACAATTCTACCTGTAGCATTATCCACAGTTGGAGTACCAGAACTAGATGCACCTGCTCCTGGAATTCTTACCTTCACGCCTCTGATACGATATTTTCTTGTGGGGATACGATTAAACTGTTTACTGTCTAAACGAAGAGCAACGTAAGCACTGTTGGCATAGGCTGAACTGTTATCTATGACTTCTTGTAGGCTGGTAAATTGAAAAGCATTTACTCTTGTTGCATCTGTGCTATCTGCTGTGACTCGAACCACTCTAACGTCAACGGGAAAAGCACCCGTAACATTTATTCTGTGATCTCTAGCATAAGCATCTGCTGTTCTACCGCTAACAGAAGTGCTTATGACATCTGTAAATCCACCAGAATTGTATTGAACCTGTATTTTGTAAGCTACTGTATCTCCTCTAATGTCGCCATCATCTTCTGCTACCTGTATCTGAGGCCAAGTTAAAGTGACAATAATTGCATCTACATCTGTATTAGTAACTTGTCTGGTAACAGGAGCAGATGTAGTTACAACAACGCCAACACCAGTAGGTGATCTGCTTTCAGCAGGAATACCACTCATTGCAGTTTGGTTTGACGTTCCAAACTTAGATTTAAAGGTTACATCTTGAAAATTAAAATCAGTATCAGCAGGACTAGCACTTGTAGCCGTTGAATTTAATATTGGAGTGTCATCAAGAAATACGTCTTTTAAACTCGCGTTATCATAGGCAGTCGTACCTTTTGTTAAACCTTCTTTTGATGCACTAGCAAACCCTTCTATTTCTCCTTCAGATATTAAATCTTGAACTGTAGCAAAACTTCTACTATGTAAAGTATCAGGAGCACGATAAGGAGGTGGAGGTGGTTTAGGTGGACCTCCACCAGCACCTTTAATAATTTTAATTTCGTCTGTCATGCTTCCACCTGATTAGTGTCAATCGCTGCACTTATTACAACACTTCCTGTAATTATTTCACCATAAACTATTGGAACGGGAGTTCCTGCTCTTGATGTATTTTGTACTCCACTAAAGTTAAAAGATAATTGTGGATCTTCTTCTGAGTTAAATTTTTGGGGTTCTGGTAAGGGAAATAACATATCACTTACACCTGATAAAACTAATGCTGCACCAATTCCTAAAGCAGCTTTTGTTAGTGGCATTGCTGCTGCTAGAGATCCTGGTGCAACTATAGGACTAAAGAACGATCCCATAGTTAAAGGAGTAAATAAGAAAGCACCTCCAATTAAAGCAGCACCCAATAATACTTTTCCCATACCTCTACCAGCACCGCTAATAGCTGGAATAAAATGTATATCTTCTTGTCCTACAGGATACGATAATTCACTTTCGTCAATATCATAATTACCAACCTTTACCTGATAATACTTCGGGCCCATAAAACGCTCTACTTCTGGAAAATTGTGTATTAAAAAACTTACTGCCTGTGAAACACTATTTACTTTTATCTCGAACTCTTTATGTCCGATAAATTCTGCTAATTGTCCGTATAGCTTTAACTTACGAAGCATAGCGATACCTCTTTCCTGTACATTTTAACAGCCATTCAGAGTAAGGCTCTCTACAAGATAGTCTATCGGTTAAATGGTGAATAACATCTCCTTCAAAAAATAATGCTACATGATTTAAAGTTGGATGCAAAATGCTCATAAGCAACACATCTCCATCTTGTAATTTTTCATCAGGTCTAAGTTCTCTGAAATTAGTTCGCCAAGCACAATCTTCAAACAGAGGTTTATTATTAAATTCTTCCAGTGTTGTAGGTCTTTCCCAATCTCTAAGTTCAATATTTTTTTCTTCTTTATACCAATCCCTGACTAAACTCCAACAATCTGTAATACCCCATACCCATTGACGACCTAATAAAGGTGGTTTGTACCCGCATGGTTCTAAATATGCCCACTGTTCTGTTTTTGGATTAACAATATGCCAAGGTAAATTGCTATCTTCACAACTAATTTTATCTGCCTGACTAGGATTTGGAGGTGTTATTGGGTGACTATGAACAACACCAACTATCTCTCCTGTATTATCTGCCTTTACATAGTCCTCTGGGTCAATAATAAAACATTGATGCTCTGTCATAGAAAGATTACGACACGGAAAATATCTTTCTTTACCTTTTATATTCAACAACAAGCCACAAGATTCTTTTGGATCTTCTCGTTGAGCATGAAGTAGTGCTTTATATTTCCAACTCATTGAACAAACGTACCAATAGAAGGAAATATAGACCGAGTGCACTGACGCTTGGGTATTCTAACTCCAGCTAAATCTGTAGGAGCAGCAAGTTCAAACTCAACAACCTCTCTAGTTTCTGTTGATTTTCGATCTATTAAATATACTTCTTGTGGAAACTCGGCAGTGGGATCGGCAGTTGCATTTGTTCTATCGGCAAAATTAACAGCATCAATAAATTTAGCTAATGTTCTTATTCTAGTAACTGTAGCTCCTGTCAAATCATTACCAGTTGTCGTTTCATTTACAGATAAAAGTATTGATGAAATAAGTCCTGTAGCATTACTGATTGCTATTTTGGGTCTTGGTAATTGTCCACGTTGAAAAGCAAAACCTGTTGCTTGCACTGGAAATCTAAGATACTCATTCGTAGCCCATACTATTTTTCCATTCGCATTTAAATTACTACCAGCATGAAATCTATAAGTTGTATTTGCACCATGCAACGCTGTTGACAATTGAAGAGTGAACAATTCAATAATCGCTGATGGGTTAATAGATTGTAAACTACTGAATACTGCTGAATTTACTGACATTATGATGCTGGTTCAAATACTTGTCTAAAGGTTGCTTGAATTGTAGCTCTATTGTTGAATGGTATTGATTTACTCCAGCTTTCGCAAACAAATTCAGAAGATGAGCTTTCTCCTGGTGGAGTAAAAGTAAAGCTATCACTATCATTTGCTCTAGCGTCTAAAAAAGTTTCTATAGTATCTGCATCTGTTTCTGAAACTTCAAACTTTAACTGAAAAATTTTTGGATTCTGATGTTGTGCAAGGCCAAAAAGAAGGCGATGCTCATATCCATCAGCAAAACGAATAGTTCGAGTCAGTGGTGCAGACCTTTTCTGCTGGCCGTAAGTAGGTTTTATTGAGGGAAACGTAGCCATTATGCAAGTAATCCTCCTGGTCTTTTCTGTTGTAATATTTCAGATTGTACTGCAACTGAGATAAGACGACCAAGCTCTCTGCCTTGTTCTTCCTGTCCTTCAACAGAAGAACCAGAAGCATCTACGTTGACTACTATATTTGTCGATCCACCGAGAGCATTATTTGGTGTTATTGTTCCTGATACGCCTGGGGTAAACAGTTCTGGTCCACGTTCTCCCACGATATAAGAACCGCCACTTTTCACTGGACCGCCATTTGCTCTAAATATAGAACCTAACAGTCCTAATCCTGGCATAAAACTTCCACCTACGTTTCCAAACAATGCAAAATTGAAGGCAGCATCTATCATTTTGTCTAGCAAACCTCTCATCACGTTGTCTAAGGTGGTTGTTCCTCTTATAAGTTCCTTAATACCGTTTCCTAGGTCTGTTACTAATGTTTCTTTTAGTTTTTGGGCGGATGAAACCACTAAATCTGTTCTCATGTTAAGTTCCATAGTATTTTTAACTGCATTTATCCGTTCTTTGTTTTGGTCTTTGAGTAATTTTAGGCCGTCTTGCAGACCCTTTATTTCATCTTCGAGGAGTGCTTTTTTAATAGGGTCGCTTATTTGTGTAAGTGCGTCTTTTCTTAACTGTATTTGAGATTCTAAACCTGTTATAGTGTCCTGATTCATTATTTCCAACATAGCCATTTCTTTAGCTATAGCAGGATTTATACCCTGTGATCTAAGATTTAATACTCTCTGCTCTAAATCAAGAGTGTTCATTCTGGAATCTAACTGTAACTTAAAGTCTGTGTTTGTCTTTTCTATAAGTTCGTTAACTTTTGCTTGAATACCCAGAGTTCTTAACTCAACATCTAAAATCTCTTTTTCTGTTCTTAATCTCTTCAACTCCTCTTTACCCAGTTTACTTATTTTGGGAGTTCCACTACCTGCAAATCCAGTGGCCTCTGTAAATCCTGATATTCTAGCGTTAAGGCTTCTATCAAGTATAGAGTTAATTGCGTCTGAATTTGCTTTAAACCTTTTGGCTAAATCTGAGTTAGGATTTGAAAGAACTCCTTTATTTATTATATTAGTTTCCATAGCTGCTCCAGGGGTTATATCTTCAACAAATGAAGCTACATTTGCTCTAAATTGAGTCATTGACTCTTGTATGGCTTTCTGAAAATCGCCTATATCCTTAGATGCTTCTTGAAGGGCTAGTGTTTGTTTCGCTCCAAGAGAATCTGACATTTCTTGTCTTACTGCTGCTAAAGCACTCTGCTTACCAAGTTGTTTTTCTATTAAAGCTATTTCTTTAGCTCTAGCAGCATTTAAAAATCCTAATGACTGTATGGCTTGTGAGGCACTTCCGTTTACTGGATCGAGTGCAGATCCTAATTCTTTTATTGAATTGACGAAACTTTGAATACCAGATACTACAGCCGTTCCAATTAGACCTCCTGCGAAACCTCCCATCTGTCCACCAAATGCACCGCCAAGTCCACCGCCAAGTGCACCACCAGCAGCAGCTATAGGACCTTGACCAAATAGCAGAGGAAATGCACCACTTATCGCAGCACTCTGTAGTGCTGGACCTCTATTTCTAGCCAGTGTTCTTGATAATCTAGCTCTGATCTGTCTACTTCCTAATGGACCAGGTAACAGATTTCCCTGTCTTGGATCTCCTACAAAATTAAGTGGTTGGGCTGCTCCTGTAGGGAAAGCTGGACCTTGCATTGGTTGTTGTGGACCATATTGTGCTGCTGTAAATCCCGTAGGAGCACCTCTTAGTTTTTTAAGTTGTTTAGCTTGATCTTCTAAATATGCTGGAGAACCTACTATATGTTTCATTCCACCGATAGGTAAAACATTACCTTTAGATTTAGCTATTTTTAAAATATCTTTGTTGACCTTTTCGTAATACGCAGGACTTCCAGGTAAAAACTCAAAACCCTTTACAGGCATTGCATTTTGTTTAGCTACACTAAGTAGGTTTGCTGGAGAACCAACTAAATCTGCTCTGCCTCCTACGGGTACACGACCAAAACCTGTAGTCTGTCCTGTGAAGGGTAGTTTTGGTCCAAACATACCCAAGTCTCTTGTTTGAGGAAAAGCCTGTACACCACTAAGACCTAAAGGTGTTCCTCTACCTAAAGAAAACAGGGAAGATGCTGGGCCTGACCTTGGAACATTTAAACTTACTGGTTGTGGTCCTTGAACCATTCCTGCTCTGCTTGCAAAATATTTAGGAGAACCTACGTCTTTCGCAGTTCCGAATCTTGAAGATGCAATACCTGTGCTAACAAATGGTCCACCAGCTAAAGATTTAGCAGTTAGTTTTGCTTGTGCTGCTTTTTCTTTTGTTATATTTCTCTGAGTTTTTAGTTCTTCTAGTGCAACTTTATGTTGAGCTTTCGATAGCTTAAACTCTGATCTTCCGTCAGCTAATGCTGCTTTATTGATTGCACTTCTAGCTTTGTCTACTTTTAGTCCTTGATCTGCTGCTTTCTGTACTAGATCGCCTATGCGTCTAGTCTCAACCATCGCAGCTTTTTGAGCATCTTTACTTTTTGTTATCTGTGCTTCTGTTCTTTGTGTTCTTCTATTAGTTCCTAGATTTACTTTGCCGAGTTTATCTATATCGCTTTTTATATCTTTAAGGTCTTTTCTTACCTGTTCTGTATTCAGTCTTATATTTACGCTATATTCAGATGCCACTGATTTTTGCAGAATACACGGATATTAGAAGTTTAGCGTACTTTGCGTGTTTGGGCTTGTCTTTTTGCTTTTTCGTAGGCTTCTTCCTCTCTTTCAGCCTTGAGTGTAAAGTAAGCGTTCCAACCATATAACTCCTGCAAAGACATTCTTTCTCGGAGTTCTTTAAATGTGTACCCTAGTTTTTCCGCTATAAAAAATTGTAAATATACGAAGTTATCTTCTTTTATCTTAGCTTTTTACGGCATCGGGGCTTTCCTCCTCGCCCATACTTTGCATCTTGGTCATAAGATCAATCAGCACTGCCATCGGTATTTCCCTTCTTAATGCTGGTAGATCACCTGTTGTAAACATCTTTGCACCTGATTCATCTTCGGCTTTGGTAAGAATAACCTGTAGTGCAAAATCAAGACTGCCTTCTTCTTGACCCTTGTTCATCGCTATTAGTGTACTGTTTATCATATCTCTGTCAGCTATTGTAAGAGGCGACCAGAATATCTTGAGTATTAGTTTTTCTCCCTTAAACATGGAGTAACTACTACGTTCTTGGACACTAAAGGCTTCCCTTAGTTTGTCAATTGCTCTTGTTGTTGGCATAAAAAGATGTATCTATTTCTGTAGTATAACTTAAACCTTGAAATGTGTCTTTAGTCTGGTACATATCTTAGACCTTGGGCTGTAAATCCCTGATCTATGTCTTTTGTAAGCTCTTCGGTAGCTATGTAATAGTAATACCACTCAGGACTATTAGGTATCGGACTTGTATCTGCTCTTATAGCAAATAAATCTTCGTAAAATTCAATCGGGGCTACACCACGAGGATTTCCCTGTGAATTGTTGCCGAATATCTGATCGCTGGTTAATCCTGCTGTTTCTAAACTTCTCATTCTATTGATTACGAATCCAGCGTACTCGGTTTCGTTGCCTACATATAAGGCTTCGGATAAAGAAGTTTTAATTATTGGTCCTCTTTCTGGTGCTCGTACTCCGCTTCTATATCCCTGATTTTCTTTTCTTGGTTTTACTGCATCTACAGGTGTGCCTTTTTGTACTTTCCAGGCAGCGTTAAATGTTCCTGTCCAGTAAGGACTTCGATACTGTAGAGAGAAC